CAACCCCATTTCCGCATAACAATGTTATGACCGCATAGTGGACGGCTGTGAAATTTCACGAGGGACTGCCCGTCGCCCTGGCATCGTCAAAGAATTCTCAAAGAAATCGACCCCCATGCGTCAAAGAAATACCCGACGCGCGACACCCCACACCCCTGCCACCCCCCCGCTGCGCGTGACGGTACCCGCGCGCGACCCATACACTGTTCCGCTCACTACAGCTTGTAACTCCGACCCCCACCCCGTTGTTTCAAAACCACACCCTATTCCTACAGGCAGTTCCCCTTTTTATCTGCAATAAAGTCATAGGGAACCCCTACCCCATGGGGGGTACACACAACGTGTGTACATATCCGCTAGATGGACGCGTAGTGAAATCGTATAAAACTGCCTACTGAATCACCTAACGCTATGAATCTAATCAGGATTACTTGTGAAAAAATGCCTGTTGAATTTTTTGTCAAGGGGGGGTAGCATGCTAAAATCGAGGGAAATCCCCCCTAAGAACCCCCGGGTATTCCAAAGCTACTTCTGTCCTAATTCAGTACTGCTCTGCAGGGGGTTATGCCTCGGGGCTAGTGAAGCCCCTCGGCATGGTGTATATATATACGCTGTACCGCGCGGCTTACTAGGCAGTTCTTATTCTCAACCTTGACCCCAATTTGCTTGGCAAGATTTCGTTGCTTCCTGATGCTCAGAAGGCAGAGATCTTGCATCTGGTTGAGGAGCTAGAGAAAGCCCGTGAGGTCGAGAAGGCTCAGCGGGGCTTCCTACAGTTTGTGAAGAGTCAGTGGCCAGCCTTCATCGAGGGCAGTCATCACAAGGTGATGGCCAAGGCTTTTGAGCGAGTAGCCAATGGTGAGTGCAAGCGCATGATCATCAACATGGCTCCTCGTCACACCAAGTCTGAGTTTGCGTCTTACATGCTTCCGGCTTGGTTTCTGGGTAACTACCCGAACAAGAAGATCATCCAGTGTTCGCACACAGCGGAACTGGCAGTAGGTTTTGGACGTAAAGTCCGCAACCTTGTCGCCTCCGATGACTACCACAAGATCTTCCCCGATGTGGACTTGCAGGCAGATTCCAAAGCGGCAGGTCGCTGGGGTACCAACAAGGGTGGTGAGTATTTCGCCATCGGTATTGGCGGTGCTGTCACTGGTAAGGGTGCGGATCTTCTGATCATCGATGACCCTCATAGTGAGCAGGAGGCTGCCCTAGGCGATCCTGCGGTCTACAACAAGACCTATGAGTGGTACACCTCCGGCCCTCGGCAGCGTCTGCAGCCAGGTGGTGCGATCATCGTGGTGATGACCCGCTGGCATCAGCGGGATCTGACAGGCAGAGTGCTAAAGGCTTCTATTGAGCGTGGTGGCACTGATGAATGGGAGGTGATTGAGCTTCCCGCTATCCTGCCCTCGGGTAATGCGCTATGGCCAGAGTTCTGGTCGCTGAATGAGTTAGAGGCGATTCGATCAGAACTGCCTGCGGGTAAATGGTCGGCTCAGTATCAGCAGAACCCGACCTCTGAAGAAGGGGCGATTGTTAAGCGAGAATGGTGGCAGGTATGGGAGAGAGAAGATCCGCCGCCTTGTGAGTTTTTAATTCAGTCCTGGGACACCGCCTTCACCAAGAAGCAAACCTCGGACTTCTCCGCCTGCACTACCTGGGGCGTGTTTAAGTATCCAAATCCGGAAACCGGCGTAACACAGAACAACATCATCCTATTGGACGCTGTGAAAGAACGCATGGAATTTCCGGAACTAAAGAAAAAGGCATATGAGATGTACATGCAGTACAACCCAGATGCCTTCATTGTGGAAGCCAAGGCTGCTGGCGCACCGCTGATCTATGAGCTTCGGGCGATGGGGATTCCGGTATCGGAGTTCACCCCGAGTCGGGGTAATGACAAGGTGGCCAGAGTCAATGCGGTCAGCGATTTATTTTCTAGCGGGGTCGTATGGGCGCCGCAGACTCGCTGGGCAGAGGAAGTTGTTGAGGAATTCGCAGCCTTTCCTAACGCCGAGCATGATGACTTGGTAGACTCCAGCACCCAAGCCCTTCTGAGATTCAGGCAGGGTGGGTTTATATCAATCGATAGCGATGAGCCGATGGAGAAGATTCGGCGCCGTCGCATCAACTATTATTGAGGAAATCATGGCATCGGCTAAGCGCGAGGCAGTGGCGAGCGAGATTCGCAAGTCCTACAAGAAGGGACTCAAAGCCTGCCCAGTTGCTACCCAAGATGTGCATGTAAACCTTAAAAACCGCAACCATGCGATCAAAGAGTATGGTTATGGCCCTTTAAATCCCAACGAACCCAACCGCAAGTTCTGGCAAGCGAAGTCGGATATGTGGATGGTTCCTGCGGCTGAAGCCAAGAAGTCGCGATGTGGTAACTGTGCCGCCTTTATTCAGACCCAGCAGATGCTTGATTGCATCGCCAAGGGAATGGAGGCAGGGGAAGAACCACATGAGAGCAATGCCGAAGATGTTATTGAGGCATCGAATTTAGGGTATTGTGAGTTCTTTCATTTTAAGTGTGCCGGTGACAGGACATGCGATGCATGGATTGTTGGCGGCCCTGTCAAATAGGTAATTCATGGCCATCGACAAGGCACTGGTTCCGCTAATTGCAGATGATCCTGATGCTCAAGTCGCAGAACTTGAGATCGATGTCATTGCGATGGGCGATGCTGCCCCGGCCATGACTATCAATGAAGATGGCAGTGTTGAGATTGATCTGGGTGGCTCCGAAGCTTCGGTAGCCACCGACCACGACGCCAACATCGCTGACTTCATGAGCGATGGCGATCTCGCTTCGCTCTCCAATGAACTGACGGGCCTGTTCGAATCCGATAAAGATTCTCGGTCGGATTGGGAAAAGACCTACATCAATGGCTTGAGCTTGCTCGGCCTGAAGATCGAAGAGCGTACCGAGCCATGGCCGGGTGCTTGCGGTGTGTTCCACCCGCTGCTCACCGAGGCAGTTGTTAGGTTTCAGGCTCAAGCGATTACCGAAATCTTCCCCGCCCAAGGCCCAGTCCGTGGTGTGGTGATCGGTAAGCACACCGAAGAGAAAGACCGCCAGGCGGTCAGAGTTCAGGACTACATGAACTATCTGCTCACTGAGCGGATGGTGGAATATCGCTCCGAAACGGAGAAGATGCTGTTCTCGCTGGCTTTGGCGGGCAGTGCTTTCCGCAAGGTCTACTTCGATCCGCAGCTGAATCGCCCGGTGTCGATGTTTGTCCCTGCCGAAGATCTCGTGGTTTCTTATGGAGCCAGTGACCTAGAGACGGCAGAACGCGTATCGCATGTCATGCGCAAGACGCGCAATGATGTTCGTAAGCTGCAAGTCGGTGGCTTCTACCGCGATATCGATTTGGCTGATCCGGTCAATATCTCTAGCGATATTCAGACCAAGGAAGATGAGCTATCGGGTGTGTCGCCCGGTGGTGAAGGCGATAGCCGTTATCAAATCATTGAAATGCTGGTTGATCTTGATCTTGCGGGTTTTGAAGATCAGGATGAAGACGGTTCCTCCACTGGAATCGCATTGCCCTATGTGGTGACCATCGACAAGAGTTCTCGAAAGATCTTAGCGATTCGCCGCAACTGGGAAGAATCTGATCCGCTTAAAAAGAAGCGTGATCATTTTGTGCATTACCGCTATCTGCCGGGGGTCGGTTTTTATGCCTTCGGCCTTATCCACCTCATTGGTGGGTTGGCAAAGAGTGCGACCAGCATCCTGCGGCAGTTGGTGGATGCAGGCACTTTGTCCAACCTTCCCGGCGGCCTTAAGGCTCGTGGTCTTCGCATCAAAGGCGATGACACGCCCATCGCACCAGGTGAGTTCCGTGATGTCGATGTGCCGGGTGGCAGCATCCGCGACAACATCACGTTCCTTCCGTACAAAGAACCTTCGGCGGTTCTCTATAGCCTCCTCAATAACATCATCGATGAGGGTCGGCGCTTCGCCTCCCTTGCCGATATGAAGGTGGCTGACATGAATGCCGAGGCTCCGGTCGGCACCACCCTCGCCATCCTTGAACGCACCATGAAGGTCATGAGTGCAATTCAGGCAAGGTTGCATGCCTCATTCCGTCAGGAGCTAAAGCTTCTCTCCGGAATCATCAAGGACTACGACGAACCCGAATATCCCTACGAGGTTGAGGGTGGCGTCGAGATCAAGTCCGAAGATTTCGATGATCGCATCGATGTCATTCCGGTCAGTGACCCCAATGCCAACAGTATGGCGCAGCGAATCATGCAGAGTCAGGCAGCATTGCAGCTGTCCTCGACCGCGCCGCAGCTGTATGACATGAAGGTGCTTCACCGTCAGATGCTCGAAAGCATGGGCATCAAGAATGTCGATGAGATCATCAAGCCGGACGACTCAGAGATCCCGGTTGATCCGGTGCAAGAGAACTCTAACGTGATCAATCAGAAGCCGATTAAGGCTTTTGCGTACCAAGATCACGCTGCACATATTGCCATTCACATGTCGCTTCAACAAAGCCAAGCATTCCAGATGCTGCAGAACACACCGGCATTTCCGGTTATGGCTGCCGCCCTCGATGCGCATGTGCGCGAGCATTTGGCCTTCCAGTATCGTCAAGATGTCGAGAAGCAGATGGGTATCCCGCTGCCGACCGAAGGCGAAGTGCTGCCAGCCGACGTCGAGAAACGACTCAGCCCACTCATTGCGGCGGCTGCAAGTCAGATGTCGATTGCTCAGGCCAAGATTGCCGAGATGCAGAAGAACGAAGCCTTGCTGCAAGACCCGATTGTCATGCAGAAAGAGAAGGAACTGCAGATTCGGGCAGCCGATGTTCAGCGCAAAGCGCAGGAAGCAGCTGCCAAGATCAATCAGGCTTCTCAAAACGCGGCTGCTCGCAACGCCATCGAGGTCGAACGCATTCGTGCGCAGGAAAGGATGGCGCAGGCTGCAGTGCAACAGCGTATGATCGACACCATGATCAATGCCGAAACGGATCGCAAGCAGATCGATTCTGCCGAGATGCAAAAAGGCGTGGATGTGGGATTAGAGGTAGGTCGAAGAATCTCGGGGGAGTAAAAACCCGTGCAAGCAGAACAAGTGCTGGAGTTTTTGAGATCAGAACTCCGCAAATACATGAACGAGTATGCGGATAATGTCGCTACGGGTTCATGCCAAGACTTCGCAGAGTACAAAAGACTGTGCGGAGTAATCGAGGGGTTAGCCCTCGCAGAACGAGAAATCCTAGATATTAAGGATCGTCTCGAAAATAGCTAATGATTTAGCGCAATCGCGGAATGTCTCCGCGCAGTAGAGGTAGTAATGACAAGCATTGCTCTCGTTAACCCGCTTCCCAAAGAAGCGAAATCGCCCCCTGAGAAGAAGGCAACACAGTTGCCAGACCCAAAGGGATTTAAGCTCTTGATTGCCCTGCCAGATGTCGAAGATAAGACTGAAGGTGGCATCCTCAAGGCAACCGAAACGATCCGCAACGAAACAGTGGCCACCGTAGTGGGCTTTGTTTTGAAGCTCGGGCCGGATGCTTACAAGGATGAGAAGCGATTCCCCACTGGCGCCTACTGCAAAGAAGGTGACTGGGTGGTGTTTCGGGCGTACAGCGGTACCCGAGTCAAGATTCACGGCAAGGAATTCCGAATCATCAATGATGACTCGGTTGAGGCCGTGGTGGATGACCCGCGTGGAGTAGAGCGAGTATGAGCGACGAGAACAATGAAGTTGAATCAGTGGCAGAAGATTCTGCCCCGCAATCTGAAGAAAGCAAATTCTTCGGAATCAAAACCCAAATCCTTCCCCGAGCAGGCGACTCCGACCAAGACGATGAAATCAAGGTCGAAGTCATTGATCCTCGCAAGCCAGAGGATCGCAAGCCAAAGAAGGCAGAGGCCGTAAAGGAAAGCGATGAGGGTGGTGACGAAGTAGAGAGCTATAGTGCGCGAGTTAAGAAGCGCATCGATAAGCTCAAATACGATTACCATGAGGAACGGCGGCAGCGAGAAGATGCTGCCCGTTTGCGCGATGAGGCCATCAGTTATGCTCAGCGAGTACAAGAGGAAAATAAGCGTCTTGCTTCGCTGGTGTCGGATAGCCAGAAAGCGATTCAGCAGCAAATTGTGGAGCGAGCTAAAGCTGCCGCTTCACTAGCCGAAGCTGAACTGCGCCGCGCACATGAAGCCGGTGATGCTGATGCGATCGTTAAGGCTCAACAAAGCCTGACCCGCGCACAACTGACTGAGGCAGCCGCTCCCACTTACGCAAGCCAGATTGCAGCCAAGCTGAAAGAATCTAAGGTGGAGCAAGCTCCGCAGAATGTTCTTCAGCAGGCAGCCCAATCAGCGCCAAGACCTGATCCGCGAGCCTCAAGATGGCAATCAGAGAATCAGTGGTTTGGCAAAGACCCCGAGATGACTAGTTTTGCTTATGGCGTACACCAGAAGCTTATCTCGGAGAATGGCAGTGACTACGCATCAACCGATGAGTACTAGGCTGCTATCAACAAAAGAAT